TACCCCCCCTAGGTGTATTTAAGCATTTAAGCCCTTATTTAAGGGTTTTTACTGTTTAGAGCTTTGCGTCTATCTTCTTGACGTTTTTCTTGATTACAGCTTTTGCATACGACTTGGAGGTTTTTGAGGTTGTTTGTCCCTCCTTGTGATAGGGGGATGATGTGATCCACTTCAGGTTTGCAACTGTGATTTGTTTGAGATGAATAGTTTTTTTCTGTGCTGCCAAGTCTGTGTCCACATATACGGCAAGTGAATGATGAAGCGAGGAGGTACCTTCTATTCATTTGATATACAGGGTCGTTGTATGCCTTGCGATATGCAGGGCGTTGAGGTCGGTTTCTTTCTTTAGCTCTGCGACATTTCGAGCATCGGGACCCGGTTGGTATGAGCGTATGACAGTCTAAGCATGGAACCATAAGAGTGTTGCTGGTGCAGTAGTTGTGTTCAGCTGGATCGGGCGGTTGCGAAATCCAGGTGTGTCCTCTTGTCCGTCTATATAGAAGCGAGGTAGTAGATACTGCACCAGCTAAGAAAATATTGCCATATAAACGCGAGCTTCGCCAGTACCGCTGGACATAAAAGAATAAGGCGCTTTATTAATAGCAACTCTTTGTTGATAAATAAGGGTTTTCTGTTGTCATAATTATTGACAATCACCCTTTTTTCTAGTAATTTGAAAAATAAAAAACAAAAACAGGAGAAAAAAATGAGAGCAGAAACAACAAGCACAGAAAGAATAGCAACAGCAGTCGGGAAATATACGGCTCGACACACGATGAGAATAAACCGCTTCTTTCGTGATCCAGCTGTTCAAGGTGAGTGTTCAATCGGGATCATCCCATGCGGATCAGCTAAGAGAGATCATCCAACAAGAGCTAGGAATCTTTACACAAGCACCAACTTCCAAGCACAACTTGAATGTGCTGAGAGACATTGCGACTTCGTGTTCATCCTCTCAGCAAAACATGGACTCGTTAACCCTGACGCAATGATCGCTCCCTATGACGTAAAGATGGGAGATGAAGGAGACATCACAGTTGGTTACATTGCTGAACAACTCACTCAAATTGTCGAAGATTCTTACCTTCTTTCAGACAACAACTATCAGATCGACTCTTGGCTACCCAAGACATACTTTGCTCGCCTAACCGAAGCACTTGCTTTGACTGATATAAGCGTTGAGCCATATCAAGTCATGCAAGGTAACTGCGGAATAGGTGAACAAAAAGCAATGGTCAAACAGATCATTGAATCTCACAAGGAGAGAAACTAAAAACATGAAAACAGAAACAGAAACTTGGAACATCCGAATCCAGTTAGGCAACTGGATGGGATACGTACAAATTCCAAAAGACGCATTGCCTGAAGCCATTGATGCTCACTCGTTCGCGATTGATGCGATCAAAAGTTCAGCACATGAACAAGGGCTTACTGAAGAATACTCAAACATAAGAATGGTTGACTACCGATCCTGTAAGGAGGGAAAGTAATGAGTTTGAATTGGAACATAAGCAAGTGTGAAAACTGGGAACGCTTGATGGAAAATGATGAATACCCAGTTACCGAAGCATTGATTCATTGGATGATGATTGTCGGCTTTCAAAACATCACGGAAAAGAATTGGGGCAAGGTTTTCGCCCGACTTGAGATGATAAAAGAAGGCAACTTCACAATAGATGACGTTCATGCTCGAATTGGACTATCAACAAACTGTCAGGAATTGACAGACGCTCAATGGGCGAAACAACAAATAACAAACACAATCATTCATCGTGCCAACAGCGTTAAAGCAGAGAAGGAGGGAAAGTAATGGGTATGAGTTGCAGAGAATTAATGGAAGGACTTGACAGAGTTCTTGAGCCACTCGGATGGACAACTGAGTGGTACAACAGCGGAGGCAACTGCATGATAATTCAAGTCAATGCTTTCGGTGAACAATATCCGTGGACAGCAGGGCTAGAGGATTACTCAGGAAGCGAAGAAACTCCATTCATTTGGATTACCGGAGCTGAGACAGTTATCCCTGAAGATAGATACGCAGGGTCAGGTGGTGAACCTTTCTCACCTTGGGAACTGGACACCGACCTGAGTGACTTTATTGATGAGAGAAACTCCACATTGGGGTTAGAGCGCCTCTCATGGGATGAGTTCCATATTGGTCACTACGCCAACTGGCATGACATGGAAGAAAATGCTACCCATTTTCAGCACTCATACATCAAAGGCGTGGAGAATCTTGCCAGCAGTCTTGTCGCAATGATAAGAGCCTTCTATCTTCCGATAACCAGCGAAGAAGAAGCGGTTGCATGGACAGACGCTCTTGCCTTCCTTGACTTTGATTTCCACTTGGATGACGACCCTGACAAAATCGAAGGAATAGTTAACCAATGGCATTGGCAACAAGAGAAAGTGTTCAGGGCTGACTACACGGAGCATATATTCACGGAGGAACTAGCTGACCATATTCGCTATCGACAAGCTGAATGGAGATTCCAAGGTGGATGGGGACTCTTTGAGCTATACCCCGAAGCGTGGGCGAAATGGGATCCAACAAAGGTAAACACTCGAATGACATTTGAAAAGGCGGGAAAGTAATGAACGCTAAAGAAGCAACCCTTGGTCTTTTGACAGGACTACAACAAGAGATGAACGTGCTTGAGGCTCATCTTCATCAAGTGATGAGAGATGCAAGAGAGCATGGAGCAAGTCTGAGAGACATCGGGCAAGCATGTGGAATCAGCCACGAAAAAGTTAGAAAAATACTGGAGGAAAAATAATGAATAAAGTAACACCAATACCCGAAGCTAAAATCGCTGTCGCCAACATGCTGAATCAGCTGAGACACAACGAAGATGGTTTGTTCATAGTTGTTGCCTCGTTTGAGAACGAGGACAAGAGCGACACCGAATCTTTTTGGACAGTAGCTCATGGCTTGGATGATGCAAGAGACACTTATTTGGCTCAAATGGAACAGGATGGTTACTACTCAGGGGGAATCTTTGCCTGTGTTGAATCAGATATCTTTCCCACTCTTTACGAGGAGGTTCAATAATGGAAAGACTCCCAAACTCTGTTGATTTCAAGGAGTGTGTCGATTGCGGAAAAAACGTGATCTACGACACCGAAAAAGACTGTTGGTTTCACATTGAGCTACATGAGGAGTGCAACCCCTGTTTTTTAGAAGATCAGAACAACTGGAAATAAAACGTCAGATCACCAGCTGGTGAATTAGCCCCCATCGAACAAGGTGGGGGCTTTTTCCAGTTTTGAGATAGCTAGTTCACAATTCTTCTCCTGAAGCTCTATTCCGACAGCTTTGATTTTCAATTCCTTAGCTACAACAAGGGTGGAGCCTCCACCAGCGAAAGTATCCAACACCTGGTTTGGTGAAACAAACTCCAAAAGGTTACGGATAAGCCCTTCAGGTTTGCCCCACGCTCCCATTCCGTTTCTCATGTTTCTTGGATACTCCAACACGCTTCTCAACATCTTTCGCTCTCTTGGGACATAAATTCTTTCATCATAAGTGTCCATTCCAACCGATCCTGAGCCTTTATTTTGCGGAGTTCGATCTTCGTTCTTTTCGCCAACATACGCTTCGCCTGTTTCGCCGTATATGCAGATCAGTTCATGGGTTTGTCTTGGTAAACGGTGAGAAACCCATCGACCATCTTTGAAATACCAAACAAACTCGCTTCTTGGTTTTCCGAAATGGTTCTCAACAACAGCTCTGTGTTGCCAATTCGTGAAAATAATCTTCTTCGGGATTTGCTCGAACTCACCGGGTCCAACTTCTTCCCAAATATCAAAAGGGGGATCAAGAAGAACACAATCAAAATCTGAAACATTCAAAGAAGGCAAAACAGAGCGATAATCGCCGTGAAATAATTTGACGTATTCATCTTGGTAAACCAGTTCATTCATTTTTGTTCATTTAAGAGAATAAGAGCCAAATAAGCCTGTTGCCACACGACCCCATTCCCAAGAGCTTTCAGTTCAGCAACTCTCGAAAGTCCGAGATCTGTGATGTAACCGAGAGGGAGTCCCATCATCCATTCGACAAAGGAAGGCGAAAGTTTCCCATCCTTCAATCCAGGTGGAGCTGTTCTTCCTGTGACTTCTTCCCATCTTCTGACAGCTGTACCATAACCACCCCAGTCAGAATGCTCCTGTCCGCTTGTCTCTGATAATCCATGTTCCCTGTGTCTTTGTGATCTCTCGAAACTGGAGTCGGCAACATTTTCACCGCTATCGGCAACGGCATCCCTATCCTTCGACCTTTTGAGTTCTTCAGCTCTGCATCCTTCTGAATCCTCTCCTCCCATTGCTCCTGAGATTCTCTCTGTTCCCAAGCTGTCGGAGTCGGTAGAAGCTCCAAATACGCCACTTGATCCGACAGGTCGTACCTTGTCTCTGTTTCTTCCTCCCCCTCTTTCCTGAAGTAAACCTTTTCCACCGCTCTCTCCTTGAATCTCTCCGGGTCCCCCTGCATGTGATGAGTTGATTGAGGCGTTTTCAGGTAAGCGATCTGATCCGTCAGGTCGAATCTTGTCGATCTGTTGTTCAGAAGCCCCCTTTCCACGTATCGTTCGGGTCGCCCCTGATCTTTTTCGCTTGCTGTCGGAGTGACTAGCAATACAGAACCATCTAGCCCTTCGGTGGCAAGCTCCAGCATCGCTCGCTCGTACAATTTGCCATTGACAGTCATACCCGATTTCGGTAAGCGATCCAATAACGCTGGTTCCTCCGAGAGTAAGGATGCCTGAGACATTCTCCAAGAACAGCTCAGGGAATCCCAAAACGCCGAGGGAGTCGGCAATGTATTGAAAGATTGCTCTTTCATCTTCATCTCCTTTTCTATCTATTCCAGCTGTTGAATACGGCTGGCATGGAAAACCGGCACAAATCAAATCCACTTTCGGGATGTCATTCCAGTTCTCTATTTGTGTTAAATCTCCAATGTTGGTGACACCTGGAAAACGGTGTTCAAGAATTTTGTTGCAGTTTTTGTCAACTTCTGAATACCAAAGCATTTCAGCATCCTCGAAATACGTTTCAACAGCGTGATCAAGACCGCCATATCCGGTGCAAAAACTTCCATACTTCATTAGAAGTTATACATACAAGAACGGCACCACCAAGCCTTCGCTTGTCTGATTCTTTCTTGTTCAGCTTCCGTAGGTTCTTCACCTTTGATTTTGAATCTTTTGATCGGTCCATCATCGCCACAATCTCGACAATAGGTGTGAAGCTCCAGTTCTTTCACGATTGCCTCCTGTATTTCTTTCTCAATGGAATAAGCCGGCGAGTGTCCACTCCGTCTGTGAAGGTGTGCCATGAGGTTCCCTTCTTAGGGTCGAAGTGTTGCCTTCCCCAAATAGTGTCAATGTCGGAATGAACAGCGACCTTGTTCTTTTCTTTATCAGTCAAGGATTGTTTCCCCTTCCATGTGATTCAAGTCGAATATCTGAACAACCACGAAGCACTTGTCTCTGTTGTTGGTGAGAAGCACAGGTTCATGGACTTCGCACCACTCGTAAGAACAAAAGCCCTTCTCGATTCCTTCTCTTATCCACTTTTTTGCCTCATCCTTCATCTTTGGTTCGCTCCTCTCCGGTTCTTCTCAAGTATTCGTAACATGCAGGACATCGCCCTTTTTTTGCTCTAGGAACACAAGGCTCTGAACAGTTCAAACAAACAGCGACAAGATTCACTCGTTCTTTCTTCTCAGCTGGAGTAAGCGTCATTTTTGAAATTGATTGAGCTTCATATAACAAAAGTTTTGCTTGTTTTATGCAATGAGCAAGACGGTCAGCTTTCGTTGAGCATTCATCAGGGAAAAGAACAGCAAGTTCGACAGGACTACCACCCGAACCAGGAGAACGGATTTTGTCCAACCGTGTGTCTGCTGGGAATCCTGACCTTCCCCAGCTTTCCAAAAGTTTATGAGCTGGAGAAGCAGAGTCTTTGAGATACTTCATTGAAGATTCAATCCCCCGAATATGGTCATTGATTTCGCTTCTTCTCATCGTGTTTCGATCCCTAAAACAAGAGCTTTAGCTTTCGCAGGATCGTTCCTGTATCTCTTTCGATCAGTTTTAATTAACCCAGCCCAAATGCCTTCTTCTTCGATGGGTAAATCTCCGAAATACTTGTTGGCATGGAAAGAGTTTTCAAAACATTCATTCCAAACAGGGCATCTCCCGCAATAATGTTTGACAGCTTCACGAACTACCCTCGATCTGCAACCCCCTTCAGGGAAAAACATTTCAGCTGGTGCGTCTTTACATGCCGCCAAGAGAAGCCAATCCGAATTTCCACCTGTCTCAGTTACTTGCACTCCCAATGGTGCCACCCTCCTCCACGTTTTTTCAAAGCTAGATACGCTCCAGCTCTAATGTTTGATTCAGCGTCATAGCGCGCGTTCAAACTACAATCAACGCCTGCTTCTTGACAAACCCAAAGCCACGTTCGCGGTTTGAATTGAAAAAGCCCTGAAGCATCAGTTGAAGGGTTGTTCGCGTAAGGATCGAACGCAGATTCGCAACCAACAATCCTGAGAGCTTTGACAGCGTTTTCAACACCGAACTCTCTGATAATAATTGCCGCCGTATACAAGTCGCCTTTTCCAACATCACATAGCCCTGTATATCTTTCAGTTGCATCTGCTTCATCAGCGAGCGCCAAAACAAACAACCAAACAACAAGAAAGAAACCAAGAAGAAACCTTCTTACTGACTTAAAAGCCATGCGTATTGCCATTCACTAAAACTTGGAAGGGGTGAAGGCTCTCCCCAAAAAGGGTCGTCATATCTGAGAATCGTGTCGAACCTCGACAAATAGTGTTCATAGTAAACACCAGCTTGGATAAGAATTGGAGCTGGAGTTCCTGAAAGAACTATTCCGTTGTAAAGAGTGACAGCTGAGGAATCAAGTTCACCGGCTTCGATAAGCTCCACAACTTCGTCATGGGCTTCTTGTGGAGTCATATAAAGATAACCAGTTGGGAGTTGTCCTGGATTGCCGATCTCAAGTCCAGCTGTGACTGGATTTATTGTTAAAACTGAAACAGCAAGAGCTGTCATAACAAAGATTATTTTTTTCATATTTGATGTCCATTCGTTGAAGCGTTACTCTCCGGGTCCAAATTTTCTTGTTGACTTAAACCAACTTTTATTCCTTCACTTACTGAATTCATTAGCGAAATAACACTTGAGAAGATATCTGATCTTAGTTTGTCCATGTGCATGGCGATGAATTTCATCATCCCAATATGAGCAACAAGAAAAAGAATCAAACACAGAATAAATATGACCATCGTTTCCCATCTCATTACAGTTTTCCAAGTTCATAATCGACAGCTCTACGAATAAATTGTGAACGTGACAACTTGCCTCGTTCATCATCAATCAAATCGAGGGTATCCAAGTCGAATTTCACAGGCACTCTTGCAGTCTCTAAACCGCCACGCCCTCGTTCAACAGGATCGACCCATTCTTCTTCCTCCTGGTTTTTATCATCAGGCTGTTTGCCGAATGTTCTTTTCAGTAGCGCCATTTTCTATTTCCTCCTTGAATAGCCATTGTTTAGTTTTATTGCAATACTGCATTTCTCCGTATTCTGATTCAATAATTATTTGCTTGTTATTTACTCTGTTACTTACTTGTTTGTAGTCGTCTGACGACCTAGTGCCTTCATTTACCTGACCTAGTACCCCTATTTTTGCAACCGAGTCATTTCCCGACCCAGTATCCTCGCGACCTAGTGTAGGGATTTGAGCTTTGTATTTGTTGGAGATTCTTTCACCTCCTGTTGGTGAGCCACCTTTTCTCACCTGAATGATCCAACCAGCTTCAATCAACTCTTTAATCCCTTTTTTAACAGTCGTAACCGAATAACCGGACTGTGCTGCCAAAGTCTGAAACGAAGGGTAAGCATTGGAACCATCCATTTTCATCCAAGTGGATAACCACATGCCGATTGCTTTCGCAGGAGCTGAGATATCTGTTTCGCCCAACTTTTTTTGCCAGTTGAACTTGAAATATTCACTCAAAGCTCCTCTTTTCAGATGACCAATGACCCATTGGACTCTCTCGAAACGCCTTAGAAGCGATCTGTGGAGGAGTTTTTTTAATCATCAATGTCAATTTCCTCCAATTCACCATTAACAAGAGCTGGAGAAACTCCAATCCATTCACTCAAACCATAGGATTCCAGGTGTCTCCCTGTTCCAGTTTCAACTTTCCCGAACTTGCAGATCACCCCATCTTGAATCAAAGCCCTTCGAGCGTTTTGCAATACGGACCCGGAGATTGGAGTGAATACTTGTGAGTAAAGATTCAAGAGTTCCACATGAGTTAATGGACAACCAGCTGATCTGAACAGTTCGATGATTTGCTCAGGAGTAGGAATCATCACCAACTCCTGTCATTTTCATCAGATCATCAAGGTCAATGATCGCCAAAGTTGGTTCACCCTTGACACCTGGATCAGCTATAAACACAAAAGGGCGAACATCACCAATCGCTCTTGAAGAATTGGATTGGCTTCTCGCGTCTAGGTAGCGCGTGAGTATCGGAGAGATTTGTTTTCCTGTCTTGACTTCACATCGCCATTCATGAACCCATGATTCTTCATGGGAGCTGGTTCCGTAACCAGTTGATGCTCCAATTTTGTTCGCAACGTCACGGTGAAGGCGTTTACCCCTTCTCGAATTTCGCCCTGCGATACACGCTCGGCATTTGCAGGCTCTCGCGTGACCTTTACCAGTCGAAGCTGGTACTCCCTCAATGCCACAACCACATTTGCAAGGTCGGCGATTCTTTTCCCGAATTTGTATCACCATTATTCGACCCCTGCTGAAGATCTCAGCTCCAGCTCTTGCTCTTGAATAAGAGCTTTCAGAAACTTCTCAGCTGATTCAGCGTTCTTTTGTGTTTCTTTATATTTGGGATGTTTCTCCCGATAGATCGACCATTCTTCCCCCCGAACTTCATCGAGCTTCAAAGCCATTGAAGTGCATCTTTTCAAAGTGTCCGCTTGAATGGGTTCTTTTTTCGCTTCAGGTTCCTCCGTCAAAAATGGTTCCCCCTTGTTTGCGTTTTCTCCTCGTTTCACTTTTGCCATTTCTTCAGCTGAAGGGCGTGGCATGTTCCTGTTGTAAAGATTCGCGTTGCTTAAAGCTCTCCCGATGGCACTTGTCTCACAATTCTCCACATGAGAGAACTTGTTCGCCATTCCTCCAACGCCGACAGTCTCCGAAGCGTAACCTGTGCTGAATGGAGTCGCGTCATCCTTGTCTGAATACAAGTCAGCTCGAAAAACTATCGTATTGATGTCAGTCAAGTCCGAAATGATTGTTGTCGCTATTCTTCCACTTGGATGCTTCTCCCAAAAGAGTGGGATTCGATCTTTTACTTCTTCGTAGTTTTTCAATCCGTTCATGGCTGAATCTTTACACCGATTAACAGGGAGTTCAATGCCTGAAAACTGTCAACTCATGTATCCACAAGCCTTATCCACAAACCGGAACAAATACTGTCCGTTGATTCAGTAATCTCTCCAAATTTTTGTCCCAATTTCCACAGAAAAAAATCTCGTTTTTTTACCGGATTAAACCTGCAACTTGCTCGAAAGCTGTCGCTTTGCTCTCAACAGTTACGTGCTGATAAATGTCAGCCGTGACGGTGATCTCTGAGTGACCCAACATATCTGAAAGAACCTTCAAGGGAACTCCAGCTTCAAGAGCAACCGTGGCGAAAGTATGTCTCAAACCGTGAAGCCCGATGTTGGTCAAACCCAGTTCCTTCACGTACCTGCTGAACCTTTTTGAGAAACTGTCAGGATTGAGAATTGAGCCATCAGCGTTCACGAATAAAGCTCCACGCTCATTAGTCCACTCATCCTGGTATTCAAGTTCATAGGTGGCTCGCTTGAATTGTTGCTCCCTGATAGCTGTGACCGCTTCATCTATCAAAATGACTGTTCTATTACTGCTGGAAGTTTTCGGAGTTTGCCATTCAGGATTCCCATTGATATCCAAAGTGAGTTGTCGTTTAATTTTCAAAGTTGGCTTCTCCCGGTCCGTCAAATCAAGAGAATCATCACATATTCCTATCGCTTCGCCCCTTCGTAAACCGCTGAAAATAATGATCTCGTAAAACCACCGCTCAGGGTGATCGTCTTTCGCTATTGCATCCCTGAAAATTTTGAGTTCTTCAACATTCCAGAATTTTTCAGCCTTCTTGATTTTTGTCTCTGAAACAACATCTGATCTCTTAACTCTTAGAAAAGGGTTAGCGCCTAAAAAGCCGTTTTTGTGAGCAATCGCGAAGCAAGTCCTGACTATATGCCAAACATTCGAATCGCGTCTTAGCCTGTCGTGATCCTTGAAGAATCTCACAATGTCTAATGGGCGTACTTCAGCCATGACACGCTTACCCCATCGGGGGCGAATGTGTAATTCATAGATAGTGGCATAATTGTCGAGCGTCTTTTTCTTGATTGTTCCGAGCTTCACTCGCATCTCCAGCTCCTCCACATACAATTCCCATGCTTGAGCAACTGTGAAACCCCTATCAATTACAAGTTCACCTGATGAATTTTCAGCCATCAGATCAGAAAGAACTGACTTGGCTTCAGCTTGAGTAGCTAGTCCACCTTTTGTTTTTTCTTTACGTTGACCAGTAATCGGATCAGGGAACTTAAAACGAACGTAATAAGAACCCTTTTTTCCGTATTTTCCATTTATGTCAAGTTTGAAAGTGCCTGACGGTTTGTGCATTGCTTGTCCCTCCATTGTTGATAATTCCTCACACCGTCACCGCGATGCAAGGAGTTTTGTGGATAAATTTCCGCAACAAGCAAAAATTTTGGGGGGGTTTTGGGGGGATATGATCCCTCCAGGTGTCCCAACAGCCCTCTGACCTGCGGTTTTGTCCCACAGAGCGTCATGCTCCTCCGATCATGTATGTATAAGTAACCCCTATACACACCCCTGTGGATACACCTTAAACATAGGCTTTTCCGCAGTAGCTCGGTGTTTTTGCTCGCTTCCACATCAAACAGTCTTTCATATACTGGGCGAATTTTGGGGGGGTTTTGGGGGGACACCCCTATTTATCCCCAAGCATCTATCCACAAGCCTGTGAATAGTGCTACCCCATAACGCGAAAAACCCCCTCCCAACTAGCGGAGGGACCGACAAGCTGGAAGGGGGCGAACTATAAAATTGTTGTATAAAAGCTATTTTTTCAATGACCTATGACCCATCTGCAATGCTGGGAACGTCTTAGAAGGGCTGTACGGAGGAGCTTTTTTAGCAATCATCCTGATAAACCTTGTTTTAGCCTCCTGAAGGGTGATTCCGGAGAAAATCATCATAAGAAGTCATTCCATCACCATCACCAAGATGAATAACTGTGTAACTATAAGGAGGAGCATCACTTCCACCGCCTCCAAGTGTCACCGATATTGCTCCGACTAGAGTACCGACAGCGACCAACAAACCTGTGACAGCGACAACAAGTTTCGTGGTTCGTGAGAGCTTGTCTTTTTCTTCAGCCATTTACCCTCCAAGAGATCCCAACAGTTCGTTTGCCCAGCTTCGACTTTCTAAAACAGACCACAACACTTCAACACGACCTCCGAGATCATAAATTTGATTGTAAAGATCATCCAGTTGCCATTGATTATCGGACCCGGAACTCCATTGAAGCTCAAGAACTTGTCTTGTTAGATCATCAATTTTCCATGAGACATCTTCTTCATTAAAAACAGTTGTTTCGAGAACTGTCATACGCCGTTCAAGGTCATCCATCTCCCATGTGTCGTCAGGATTTGACCAACCCAAAGTCTCAACAGCAACCAAGCGAGCTTTCATGTCATCCAGCTCCCAAGGTTCCAAAGATTCGCTTTCAGCTTCTCGAAGAATTAAATCATCAACTTTCCATTCCAAATCTGACATATCAATCGACAAATCTGATATTTGTTGCATGTTTGTTTGTATATCAGCCCAAGCGAAAGCATCATTCTCAGCATTTCGCTGAATGTCCTGCATCTGATTGAACAGCTGATCTGTTCTCATGCTCACCTGGTTTGCCAAGTCTGTCGCATAGGACAGCTCATCAATAGCTGTTGTCAGAGCTTCTACAGAGTTGCTGTTCTCGTTTATTTGCGAACGAATCATCATGCCTTGCCAAAATATGAAACCAAGAGCCACAACAATCGAAGTGGCGGTTCCGAGATTCATGCGCGGAAGTTTCCATTGCTTCCAGCTGGTTGATTCTTCTTTTTTGTCTGTCACTTAACCAAACTAGGAGACTTGTCTCCGATAGGAAGGACACTAGCGACCCACCCTTTAATTACTGCAAGACCAGCTGTGACACCGCCCATTGCGATCAGTTTCCATTGGTCAACGCCCATATCGAGAACGCTGTTAGTGCCGAGAGCCGCAAGACATCCTTGAATGCCTGAAGCGATTGTTCGTTCTGCTAAATCTTTGTAACTCATTTCTCATCTGCTTTCCAAAGTTCATCCCAAGTGATCCGACCACATATGCCGTCAACTAGAAGTCCCCTTTTGTCTTGAAAACGTGCAACAGCTGTTTCCGTTTTGGAGCCAGCTATGCCGTCTATTGGACCCGGATCAAGCCCAAGAGCTTTCAATCGGGTTTGTAAAGTTGTAACTGCATCACCTCGAATACCTTTTTTGATTGGTTTCTCGGAGACAAGTTTTCCCTGTTCTTCAATTCGTTTCAGAACAGCTCCCCAGTCGATTGCTACATCATCAACAGGGTCATTGAAATCTTCAGGTTCTTCCCTAGAGCCTTTCCACCAGTCGGGGTAGATTCCAGGTAGAGGCTTGGCTCCCTCAGCTGAAGGGCTTTGAGCCACATGATGCCAAGGCTCGTCAGCAATGTTCGCATATAAACCAACTCCTCTGAGAGTTCGATGAACCCTTGACCAGCTGG